AAGAAATTTGATTTAATATTTCCACCCCCTGTATATGATGCAGATATTAGACAAGCCTATAAAGGTGGCTTTACTTATGTCAACCCAAAATATCAGGGGCGTAACATAGGGCATGGCGTTGTTTATGATAAGAATAGTATGTACCCTAGCATGATGAAGTTTAAGCCCCTCCCCTATGACGTAGGAGAACATTTTGACGGGAAATATATAGAGGATGAATTTTATCCTTTGTATATACAGGCTTTTTCTTGCATATTTGAGTTGAAAAAAGACTATTTACCCACCATACAGATTAAAAACGGCTATATGGGATTTTTGCCCACTGAATACGTTTCTAGCTCAAATGGTGAAGAAATAACGCTATGTCTAACAAATGTTGACTTGCAATTATTTTTTGACCACTACAATATAATTGGGGATGTTACGTGGTTAGGTGGGTGGAAATTTAGGGCGGCGGTAGGTCTTTTTGATAACTATATAGATAAATGGTATAGCATTAAGGAAGAAAGTACACGCACAGGAAACAAGGGGATGCGAACCCTTGCAAAGCTTATGCTTAATGCTCTTTATGGAAAGTTTGCTTTAAATCCTCACGTGCAAAGTAAAATACCGTATTTTGATAAGGAAGAAAACATGATTAAATATAGGCTAGGAGAGGAAGAAGAACGGGAACCATTATATTTGCCTGTTGCCTGTTTCATAACTGCTTATTCTCGTGAAGATGTTATACGAAACGCTCAGGCAAACTTTGACCGTTTTATTTACGCTGATACTGACAGCTTGCACCTTGTGGGAACAGAACCCCCGGAAAATATGGATATAGACGATTATAGGCTTGGTGCATGGAAACAGGAAAGCCGATTTATCAAAGCTCGATTCCTGCGCGCTAAGTGCTATATTGAGTTTATACCCGATAAAATACCGGGAAAGCAAGCCAGGGTAAAAGCAAACAACCTGAGGGTGGGAAAGTACAAGAAAGAAAAGTTGTATTATGCCCCGGCAAAGGTAACTTGCGCTGGTATGCCCTCTACTTGTCACGAGTATGTGTCATGGGAAAATTTTGCCGTTGGTGCTAGCTATCCCGGCAAGAAGCGTTTTAAGACTGTGCCGGGCGGGGCTGTCTTGGTGGAAACGCCTTTTAAAATCAAGGAAAATCCGTTATCCCCTTGACCCCTATCCCCCATTCTGGTATACTGTTCATAGAAAGACCGGAAAACTAGAGAAGGGAGGTGAACGGGGTGACAGTCCAGGATGTGATGACCTTAATCCAGACTGTGGGCTTCCCTATCGTAATGTGCGGCGCAATGGCATGGTATGTAAAGTACATTAGCGACAAAAACCGTGAACAGATTACGGCAGAGCGTGAAGCGCACAAAGAAGAAATGAACGAAGTTGTTAAAGCAATCAATAACAATACCATTGTAATCGAAAAGCTGATTGCTAAGCTAGACGCTCCTGTAATTACGACAAAGGCAAGTTAAAAGGAGGTGCAAATGTGCTTTTAGGTGTTGATATTTCCAGCTGGCAAGCCCCCGGTGCAGTAAATTACAATCAATATGATTTTGTGATTATCAAGGCAAGTGAGGGCAAGAACAGTAAAGACCCCGGTCTTGATAGGCATTTATCTGGGCTGTTTGGTACAAGTGACCCCACCCCGCAGAAAGATAAATGCTATGGTTTTTATCATTACGCAAGACCGGATTTAGGTAATACCCCTGAGCAGGAAGCAAAGAGTTTTCTTTCTTATATCGGCGGGCAAGTAGGCAATTGTATTATGGCACTCGACTGGGAGGGCGATAGCCTTAAATACAGCCCGGAATGGGCGAAAGGATGGCTTGATTATGTCTATAAACAGACTGGTGTTCGGCCTTTGCTTTATATTCAAGCGTCACAAGCTAAACTTTCCAAGTATTCCGCCATTGCGAAAGCAGATTATGGGCTTTGGGTGGCCCATTGGGGCGTTACCTCCCCCGCCTATTCTAACTGGGCGAATTGGGCTATCTGGCAGTATAGGGGAAGCCCCCTAGACCTTGACTATTTTAATGGCACAAAAGAACAATGGTGGAAATACTGCGGCCGAACTGATGTGGAGGTGGATGATTTGAACGAAGCACAGACAAGAAAAATCGCTGATGAACAGATTGCGGCATATTTTAAGAAGCTGGAAAAGGAAACAGACTCAAGCGCATGGGCAAGGATGGCTATTACCTGGGCCATGACTAACGGCATTATGGTGGGTGACAAAGAGGGTGACCCTAAATCATTTAGGCCGAAAGACTTGCCCACGCGAGAAGAACTTGCACAAGTTGCGTATAACATTTATAAAAATTTCATTGCAGACAGATAAAATAAAGGCCCCGGGAAACCGGGGCTTTACCTTTATGGAGGTGGTATCTTGTTAAAGGGACTTGACGTATCGTCTTTCCAGGGTGAAATGGATTTTTCATCGTACGATTTTGTAATTATAAAATCAAGCGAAGGTGTAAACTTTGTAGACCCCGGTCTTGAACGCCATGTAAATAGCGCTTTAAAAACTGGGACGCCTTTCGGTTTTTACCATTATGCCCGTCCTGATTTAGGCAATACGGGGGCAGAGGAAGCCCGCTCAATGCTTCAATACATTAAAAAGTGGGTAGGCTCTTGCTTGATTGCCTTGGACTGGGAGCAGAAAAGTCTATCTTATCCTGGTTCATGGATAAAAGAATTTTTGGACACAATTAAAGAAGAAACTGGCGTGGTGCCGGGGCTATATATCCAGGCTAACCAGGCAACAAACAGTAAATACGCCCCCATTGCACAAGCCGGGTATTGGCTATGGGTAGCACATTGGGAGACTTCTTCCCCGTCTTACTCTAACTGGAACACCTGGACGGTGTGGCAATACCAAGGAAGCCCGCTCGACTTGGACTATTTTAATGGTACAGTTGAGGACTGGACAGAGCTTGCAGGAGGTGGCACTCCCGGCCCTGGGCCTGGCCCTGGGCCTGACCCAGAACCTACTCCCGTTCCCACGGAATGGATAAAGGGTAATCGTTATTTGTCACAATCAGAAATGGAAAATAATGTGCTAATTATTAACGACTATTTTTCTAAATTGGGTTGGACGCTGAACGCTATTTCTGGCATGTTGGGAAATATGCAAAGGGAATCTTTTATAAATCCTGGAATATGGGAGAATTTAGACCCGTCAAATCCTACAGTTTTAGGGTATGGCTTAGTAGGGTGGACACCTAGCACAAGAATCACTAATTGGTTACGGCAACAAGGATATGCAATAGACGATGGTTATGGACAATGTGCTAAAATATGGGAAGAATGGGCACACCCTGAAAGAGAAGTAGTATGGGCACCTACAGAACGGTATCCTATGACGTTTGACGAATTTGTGCAATCAACTGAAAGCCCTGAGGTTTTAGCAAGTGTTTTTTTGTATAACTATGAACGAGCCGGGACTTTAGCAGAAGAAGAACGCCGTACAAATGCAAGGCACTGGTTCAACTGGATACAAGAGCATCCAACAGGCGGTAAGTATGTTCCGAGATTAGATAGCAACGGAATCGAAGGTAACCCATATTGGTATGACGATAACCCATTTTATACAGCAGGATATGGGTTGCCGAACTGTACATGTTATTGTTGGGGGCGTTGGTGGGAAATACAAAATGTCCGGCCGGAGCTTCCACTCGGCAACGCCAATACTTGGTGGAATGATGCACTAGAAATGGGAAAAAAGACTGGACAAGAGCCACAGTTAGGTGCTATAATAGTTACGTGGTATAGTGACGGTGGACACGTTGCAGTAGTCGAACAAATAAATGACGATGGGAGCATCGTAACCAGTAATTCGGGATGGCCTGATGACTTCTTTTGGATAGAAACACTCTATCCCTCTAATGGTTATGTGGCTTCTTCTTGGATGCCCAGCGAAGCTTATGTTCAAGGATTCATTTATTTAGACTATCCCCCGCAGGGCGGGGGCGGCGTTGACCCCGAACCGCCTAAGCCGCCAACGGCCAGGGTGCAAAAGGGCGGAATAGGACTTTATTTTAATCCTTGGCTTAGATTGAAAGGAAGGTTATTTTAATGCGCAACAGGAACACGATTAACAAAATCTTAGGCGAAGTTTTGGAAAGTGTAGGACTTACACCGGAAATGGAAGAAAAGCTCGGTATTATCCGGGATGAACTGAACGAGCGTGAAACCATCATTAAGGGCACCTGTCAGGGCTGGCTCGACGATGGCGAGGACGCTTTCACGGTGACCCCGAACCAGACCGACACAAACGATTATAAAGGAAAGTACGAAAGCCTAAAGGCCCAGTATATTGAGCGGTTTTTCAATCCCCCGGAGGAAAAAATCAAAACACCGGATATTGAAGAACCTACAATTATGGAGCCACAGGCAAAAGATATCAGTGATTTATTTAAGGAGGTATAATCTATGGCTAGTTTCCCTAAGAAAGAGAATTTGAACGCCACCGCCGCCGATGTGGTGAACAGCGTAGCGAATGCGGCGGGGCTTACCAACGTCCCCCACGTGCTAAACGAGGGTGAAGCCTTGGCAGACGGCACAAAGGCCACTCGGGCAATGGCTTTGCAGTCTTTGAGGGCCGCTGGCGAAGCTATCAGTGATTTCCAGCCCAATGCTAACGCTTTTCTGAATGCCCTTGTGAACCGCATTGGCCTTGTGCTCATCAACTCTAAGTTGTATAGCAACCCCTGGGCCATGTTTAAGCGCGGCATGATGGAGTATGGCGAGAGCATCGAAGAACTGTTTGTGAATATTGTTTCTGCCCAGAACTTTGACCCTGAAACGGCGGAAAATGAGGTTTTCAAGCGTAAACTGCCCGATGTGCGAAGCGCTTTCCATACCATGAACTACCAGAAATTTTACAAGACTACCGTTTACCAGGTCCAGCTTCAGCAAGCTTTCCTTTCTTTCCAGGGCATTTCTGACCTTGTGGGCCGTATCACGGAATCTCTTTACACCAGCGAAAACTATGACGAATTTCTTGTTATGAAGTACATGCTGGCCCGAGCGGCTTTGAAGGGCCAGTTTTATCCTGTTTCCATCCAGGAAGCAACCGCCGAAAACAGCAACAGCATCGTAACAACCCTTAAGACCATGAGCGACAATCTCACGTTCCTTAAGGCTGATTACAATGTCGCCGGTGTTCACACGTTTACCGAGAAAAATAATCAGGTGTTTATCATGTCCACCGCCTTTGCTAACATGGTGGATGTGGAAACCTTGGCTCTTGCCTTTAACATCGACAAGGTGGAGCTTATGGGGCGCATTATCCGAGTGGATTCTTTCGGTTTTGATGCAAACGAGATTGCCCGTCTTGATGCGCTTCTGGGTGAAAATCCCGGGTATGAGACTATCGCGACCGGTGACAACACTAAGCTGAAAGCACTTCCTGCTATTTGCGTGGATAGCTCGTTCTTTATGATTTTCGACAACTTCCAGCAGATGACGGACGCATATAACGGCCAGGGCCTTTACTGGAACTATTTCCTTCACGCATGGAAAACTTTCAGCACTTCCCCGTTTGCTAACGCGTTGCTGTTCAGCACTGAAACTCCTGCTGTTTCCGCCGTTGCCGTTACTCCCGAGACTGCCAATGCTTCCCCCGGCGCTTTGCTGTCTTTCAACGCCAAAGTAACTAATGCCGGTTTTGCTCCTGCCGGTGTGAAATGGACTATTTCCGGCAATTCTTCCAGCAATACAACTATCGATGCGCAGGGCCGTTTGAAGCTTGCGGGTGATGAAGCTGGGGCTACTATTACTGTTACGGCTACCAGCACATACAATGCAAGTGCTAAAGATACCGCGACTGTAACTGTTTCTGCATAAAAGGAGGGCTAGGGTGTGGCCTATGAAGATGTTTTCTTAAAGCCCAATCCGCCCTATGTGCCTAAAAACGAGATACGCATATGCAAGGGCGTTTGTTTCGAACCGAATTATAGTGATACTATTCTTTGGGCAGATTCAAACGCCCAAATGCGTTATATCGTCAGTTGCACTAAACAAAGGTTTGAGAACATTACGCCGTTCCGAATTATGGAGGGTACTGTTCTTGTTCCTGGCCCAGCTGATGATTACCTAGATTGCAACTATGTTGCTTTTACTAACACTGATTTTGGCACAGGCAAATGGTGGTTTGGCTTTATAACGCAAGTTGATTTTATAGATATGTACACAAGCCGAATTAGTTATGACGTAGATGTCATTCAAACGTTTATGTTTGATATTGATTTAGGAAACGGGACTTTTGCCGAGCGTTACCACGCTATTAACGATGCAATAGGAAATAATCTAATACCAGAAAATTTAGAGCTAGGCGATTATATTATCAATGACACAAAACGCACTGAAAAGTTTACAGATTATAAAATCATAGTGGCGGCAACTGTTGATAAATATGGAAGTGATTCAGAGGGTGGTTTTTATAATGGCATTTACAGCGGATTAAATTACTTGGAATTTGACACAGCGTCAGAAGTTAATGAGTTCATTACATTGTTAACTGAATCTAATAAATCAAATGCCATTTTGGCAATATGGCAAATGCCGAGTAATTTTGTAGTAGCAAAAGGCACTTCTAGCGCTTCAACCGTACTATATACTTATCAAGGCGCGTTTAGAGAAACGCTTGACGGGTACTCTCCTAAAAATAAAAAGCTATTAACATATCCTTATAAAATGTTGCTTGTATCAAATATGGCAGGACAAAGCGCTGAATATCACTATGAATATTTTGCTAAAGACCCCGGACAAAACGTATATAAGTTTTTAATGGTGGGTGATTTTTCTCCCACACCTATCATTAAACTGATTCCCCAAGATTACAACGGCATGAAGCCGTTGGGAACAGACACAGCAGGAAACGCTTTTGATTATGGTTTAACCTTATCCGGCTTTCCCCAGTGTGCGTGGGTAACCGATGCTTACCAGGCCTATCTTGCACAAATGGGGAGTGTATCCGCGCTGGGTATGACTTTCACGGGGCAGGATTTACAGTTGGGCGCGCAAGTGGCTAGTGGTATCGGAAATCTGTTAAGTGCAAATATTGGGGGAACTGTATCAAGTATTTTCGGGATTGCTCAAACACTAGCTAAACAAAACGCCACAAGAAGCTTACCACCACAGGCAAACGGGCAGACGGCTAACGGCGCACTTGTTGCCATGAAAGCAAAAGATTTCCTATTTACTGATTTAAGCATTAGGCAAGATTACGCATCTAGACTAGATAAATTTTTTACTATGTTTGGTTATCAACAGAACGATGTCATTACAATAGGTAAAATCACAAAAAGCATTTATTTAAATAGTAGAAGAAATTTCAATTATATAAAAACTCAAAACGCGCTTTTACAGGGTGATGGGGAAATACCACCAGCATATGCAGAAACGATACAGAACTGTTTTAATAATGGTATTAGATTTTGGCACAATAAAGATGAATATGGAAATTTCTTTGCAGATAACTCTATTGTATAAGGAGGGTAGTCATGGGAAAATCAAGACGACTAAAGAGATGGGCGAGTGCCGAACTCAATAACGCAACGTACATTGATTACTTTGATAGGCTTTCAGCAATCGCCATGAATCGCTTTGAGTGGGAGGGCGTGCCGGATACTATCGATGTGCGTTTTATGGAGCGTTCGCTTTTTGAGCGTGGCTATTGCGTATTCTTCAAAGACCCTGTTATTGGTTATCTGTGCCTTAATGCTAACCTTGGCGGCGCTTTTGATGTATACGATATTCCCCAGGTGCGCCATGTTTACGCAAGTAATGGGCAGTACAATAATACTGTGACAAAGGCGGACAGTGTTATTATATGGAACAATTATCTACACAAAAGCGATTTCCTTACCACACAGCTTGCCGCCTTACGGTTGGCGGACATTCAAAGAACAATTGATGTAAATATCAAGGGACAGAAAACACCTAAAGTGATACTTTGCAATGAGGAACAGCGTTTGACTATGAAAAACCTGTTTATGCAATGGGATGGCAATGAACCGTTTATTTTCGGCGATAAGAGCCTTGCACGGGAACAAAATATTGACGTGTTGGATACCACGGCACCCTATGTAACGGATAAACTTGAAGTACAGAAACATCAACTTATCAACGAATATCTAACGTATCTCGGAATTGAAAACAACAATCAGGACAAAAAGGAACGACTGATTGCCGATGAAGTAGCGGGAAGCTATGGTTTTACGGAAATGGCAAGAAATGTGGCTTTGCAAAGCAGACAACAGGCCTGTGAAGAAATAAACCGCATGTTCGGCATTAACATTTCAGTGAAATTCAAATCTGAAATGCAAACAGTTGTAAACAGCGAAAGAGCTAAAAACGATAAAGGAGGGGAAAAAGATGGCTAAATACACAACAGAGGTATTAAGCATCGTGTATGCTAACAGCAATGAAAAAAGCCCCCTTTTAACTAGAATCGATGAAGCGAATAGAAACTATATTTTCAATTTTGATTATCCGATATGGGAAGAAGGACACAGGATAGAGCTTGAAAGAAAAATAACTTTGCATTATTTAAGACGTGAAATAGGTTTAGAAACCGTTGAAATGTGGCGGACGTACCTTCTTATGAAGATGAATGAAATAATGCCCTATTATGTGGAACTTTACAAAACCATTGTGAAGGACTATAATATTAAATATGATGTAGATATTACGGAAACCCTTAAACGGACAGTAGACAGCAAAGCAAACGAAACAGGGAAAGCAACCGCCACAACTAATCAAGACGGCACTACAAACAGTAACACGCTAATTAGAGATTACCCACAGGCACAAGTGAACCCTGACCGTAATAGCTTGTACGCTTCCGGCGCACAGCAGAATGAAGGTACTACAAATTTAAGTGGAAAAGATATAACAGACAGCGAAAGAACCAGAACAGGCAACGACACAGAAGAAACTACCAAAACGAGAAAAGGCCTATCTGGTAACCGTTCTCTTGCGCAAATGATTAAAGATTATCGTGCTATGATACTTAATATTGACATGCAGATTATAAACGACCTTTCTTCCCTATTTATGGGTGTTTATTAAAGGAGGTGCTCTTTATGACTTCTAACAATTTTAAGTTCTATTGTCAGAAAGTTTTACCTTTAGTGTATGACGAAAGTTTAAGCTACTATGAAGTGCTTTGTAAACTTGCGGATTACATGAATACCATGTTTGAAACGCAAGAGAATTTTGAAGCCGCCCTTGCCCAGCTTAATTTGCAACAGCAAAACCTTGCTAACCAGTTTATTGAACTGCGGCAAAGTGTTTCAGATGACCTTGCCAAGATGAATGAAACACTAGAGAAAATCAAAAATGGTGACTACATAGATTTGTACCTTGACCCCATTAAAGAATACATTGACGAAAATGTGCAAAAGCTTGTTGCGCGGATTGTATCCTATGTGTCGTTTGGACTTACGGCAGATGGACATTTCACAGCCTATATACCCGATTCATGGGATTTCCTGGGATTTGATACCATTCCCTATGGTGACCCGCTCGAATGCCATTTAGTGCTGAATTGGTAAGGGGTGGTATTATGCCTGATAAGTTTAACGAGCTGTTGTTAAAGCAGGATATTATAGAGCTATATAATGCAGGTATCACCCCGGACTATGGGTACCTAATGAACGGGCGCTTTGAAAAGGATATGATAAAAACGTTGTACCTCTTAAAAACTTTAAGCGGAAATCCTATAGTCTGGGAAGCAAGCGACACGGAATATCTTTTTCCTATTGTAAGCTTGGAACCTAAGCAAGCGGGCACGGGGGACCCCAGCCCGGATAATGTAAGGCCGATTTCTGGGTATGACAGTGTGACCGTGACCCAATCCAAAGACGAAGCCCAGGTGAAGCAAATCACCCTTACCCTCCCAGAAACCATCTACGGCGGCACGGTGGATGCGGTGACGGGGGTGGGGGAAAAGACGTGGGAAGTTGTGGTGTTTGATGGAACGGAGAGATGGCATACGTGGGGCGTCGACTATAAGACAATCGGATTGACCGGATTTTATTACTATGCGGAAATTCCTACCGTTGCAAATAGCGCAGACTATCTCAGATGCAGCCATTTAGTTTTCAATGACAGTTGTTTCGGCGGCAGAGTTGTTGGATTCCAAGCAAACTTAAGTGGCGATGATTACTGGATTTTTTCAGTTACAAACACGATTTTATCTAACACTGAATCAGACGCTGCGGCAGTGGATTCCTGGAAATCCTACCTTGCCGCCCAAGCCTCAGCTGGCACCCCTGTACAAGTTGCGTACAAGCTGGCCACTCCCGAACCCTTCCAAGCCACCGGCAACCAGGCCTTGACAATTCAACCGGGAAATCATACAATATATACAGACGGTAACAATATTTCTTTATCTAGAAAAGCAAGGAGGTTAGAAGTCTAATGGCTAATAGATATATTGGTATGCGCTACGTTCCCAAATTTTATGGGAACTGGGATGCGGAAAGCGAGTATGAACCCCTATCCGTTGTAGTTTATACGGATGGCAACGGTTATACTTCCAAGAAAGACGTACCGAAAGGCGTAGCACCTAATGAAGATAATGGCGAATACTGGGCTTATACTTACCGTGCCGGTGGGAGTGTAACTTCCGTGCCGTGGGATGCCATTACCGGCTTGCCAGCCACGTTCCCCACAACGTGGGAATCTATCACGGGCAAGCCGGAAAGTTACCCCGTTAAGTGGGCGGATATTTCAGATAAGCCTACCCAGTTTACACCCTCTGCCCACAAACACGGCACTTCCGACATACAGGGACTTGATACAACTTTATCGTCCTTGCAAACTGCTTTAAGCAAGACGGCCAACAAGACGCTTGACAATGTGTCAAATTCTGACTTCTTGACGAAAGCCAAGGCCGCAGGGGTTATTCCGGAGGAAGGAGCCGTGACATGGAACGCGATTGAGGGTAAGCCAACTACATTCCCCACAAGTTGGAACGATATCAGCGGCAAACCATCCACATTTCCCCCGGCTACACACAGCCATGCGCAAGGTGATATTACTGGGCTAACCGATGCAATCGGCGGATTGCAACAGAGCATCTCGGCTTTTCCCCAGAATTACGCCAATATTACTTTAAGCAACGTGGATAATGAGGTATTTAAGCAGAAAGCAGAAGCCGCCGGTGTTAGCGGTGGTGGAGGGTCTGGAAGTGTGACATGGGATAATATCCAGGGTAAACCGGAGACCTTTACACCATCCACCCACTCACACCCGACAAGCGAGATTACAGACTTTAGCACGTCTGTGGAATCTGCTATTAAATCGTCGAGCGTGAATACAAATCTAACCGCATTACAACAACAAGTAACAGCCATGCAAGCGGGCATTGAAGCTGCTGTTTCTGATGCAAGCAAAGCCTTGAACAAGGCAGAAGATGCGGAATCAGATGCAAGTCAAGCACTAAGTATTGCCCAGAGTGTAGACTACAATTACATTACCAGTGAAACAAATGGCACTATTACAAGCGGTGTGACGTACAGGGGCAGAAAATGGAGCAACGGCTATAAAGAATTGTGGATTAAGTGCAACGTCAATAATTTACCTTGTACCACAGCCCTTGGAAATTGGTTCCGCAGTAATTCAGCGTTCGGCACTCTTAACTTGCCTAGCGGCTATACCTTTAGCAACGAACCCTATATCAATATGACTTATACCACAACAGCAAACCTAGGCGGTATAGTGTGGCCTAACATGGACACAAGTGCACATATTAGACAGCGCGTGTGTCCGTTCTACATTATCCGCCCCACAAGTGGGAATGCAACCGGGTACGTAACCATTTTCATGTACGGCAACTAAGGAGGGATATAGATGAAACCACAAAACATTTATGTTGGTGCAAGATATGTTCCCCGCATTATGGGCGAGTGGAACAATGAAACAGCATACGAAGCCATTGACCTTGTAACGAGTAACGGTGTTGGATATGTATCACGAAAGCCGGTGCCCGCTGGAACGCCTGTCACCAATACCGAGTATTGGGCTTATTGGTCTAGCGGTGATGTGGCAGTAGATGAGCTGACTAACAGGGTTAGCAGTTTGGAAACAGTATCACAACAGCACGAAACAGAAATAGAAAAACTAAATAATAATATATCTTGGATTGTTCCCAGCACTATACATGGTGACGGAATTACAGATAACACAATGCTTTTCAACGCCCTTGACGCTGAAACGCCCATTGTACTTCTGCCGGGCACGTATAACATTAGCACAGATACTACAATCCCGTGCTATGTGCAATTTATGCCCGGTGCTTACCTACATTATACAGGTGAAGATAATTGCACTGTTACTTTCTTGAAGTCGTTCATTGCTGAACAAAATGCACAGGTTTTTGACGGCAAAATCATTGTACGAGATAGCTTTTCTAACAATGTGAAAGCACCGTATTTTAAATGGTTTGGCGGTGATGAAAACAAGAGTACCAGCGAAAACACCCCTATTTTGCTTTGGCTCTTAAGTGCCGAGTTTGGAGCGACTGAAATTAGATTCAGCCCCGGGGCTTATCAGTTTGGCGATTTGAGCACAGCATTTCAAGCTTTCAAGCCGGTGGGTGAAGAAATCACCATTTCAGCCGTAAAAATGCCGAAAGGCACATACAACGGCATTACATTCACTGGAATTGATGGAACAGATGGAAGCGATTATCACGATTGCATTTTTAAGGTAAGTGCGCCTGTAAATGTGGGCAATAACTGCACACTTGAACACTGTAACTTTGTTTTAAGTGGAACAGCCAGCGGTGATGCGCTTATCCTGGGGAGTGGTAATACTTATACTGGATGCAATATCACCGGCACCGTTGGAGGGACTACTTCCGCAATTTTCCAGGGGAGCACAAAAGTAGACACGCTAAATATCAGCGCGCTTAATGCCGTCACCGGACAGCTTGCCACAGGTGAAGTAAAGGCTAAAAATGTTAGCTTTGGGGCAAGTGCAAAAGTCAATTGCACAGGGCTGGAAACTTACCAAAACTGCGTATTTCAAAATGTTACCATTAACACCAGTTATAGCGCTGGTACAATCACCTTTATAGGGTGCCAATTTGAAGGTATCAATTTTGAGGGCACGGGAAACACCCCTGTAAAATTCATCGGGTGCAAATATTCCGGGTCTACTATTACGATTCCCACAAACGCCACAATGGAAGGATGCAACTTGAATGGCGTAAATGTGACAAACAACGGCACACTTGTGGGTTGTATCGCTGGTTCAGTCACCGGGAACGGTGCGAAAGTGGGGTGCACGGTTGGCGGCAGATATGACCCCGGAACCGCCGACAATGAGCTTAAAAACACTGTGTCTGACCTTACAAACGATGTGGAACAGCTAACTTCTAAGGTAAATTCTCATGATTTGACACTCCAAGACATGCAAGCGTACAAGCATGTGAAAAGCATTACCACAAGTGGCGTGTTTACGACCATTAAGTTTACCACGGGATGGCAGATTGTAAGCGCCAGCGTGCCCATTAACGCCAGTTTGACACAGCAAGTAGGCTCAATGTATCAGACTGCAAAAAGCCCCATTTCCCACGAAAGTTACCCCTATCCTTCCCCGTTCACTGCCGCGCCTAGCTTTATTGGTGCAGACTTTAGGAGCACCAACTACCAGGGCGCACTGGTGGTTCTGGATATCGACAGCAGGGACGATAACTTGAGGAAATACTTGCCGGAGATTCAGCTGATGAACGGCAACAGCCGGACTTGTCAAGGCAATGTGCATTTCCTGATTATCGGACAGAGTACAACTTAACTACCCTATAGGCGTTGCGCCTGGGAATGCGGTGGAAAAAATTTCAACACTTTCCACCGCATTTTCCACTTGACAGGGTAACACTAAAAGTGTATAATAAAAGCATAGCAAAACGAAAGGAGCTAGAACGATGAAAGAAAATGAAGTTACTATAAGGTGTTGTTACGCAATCAAAAACAGCACAGACGAATTGCTTAAATTATGTGATGGGCAACCTACAGAACTGACTTTAGCAGTTCTAGTTACTGCCGCCGCCAGTATGATAGCAACAGCGGAATTATTCAGAGAACTAGCCAACGAAAGAAAAGATGTTTGGGATTTTATAATTAGACGTGCCGTAGAGGAAACCTTAAAATAAAAGGGGGTGTTTTATTTCGATTTTCAGATTGCAGGATGGGAAAAAGGATTTTCGAGAAAAACCAAATTCAAAATAAAATTTCACATGGGCGCACGCCTGGAAAGGAACTGTAATGATTACGATTGAATATAAAGCAAAAATCAACGAAAACGAAAAACAGGAATTTTTAACAAACGTTGAAGCAAAACTTTTTGAACAGACGCTTTTTATTCTGTTGAGATGCGGCTACAATATTACCAGTATTACTATTATGAAACAATGAAAACAGCTATAATACACGGGAGAAAAGTTTACCTATTCCCGGATGAATTCGGAACTTATAAGGTAATACAGGACGTTGACGGAAAAATACCTTATAATAAATGGTACAACGTTTATTATAACGCAAGCGGATATTTCACTGTAGACTACATACGCAAACAGGAAAAAGCAGGAAAAATCGAGTGGAGGTAAAAAGGGGGCTGGCGTTTTGCTGGCCCCTAAAATTTTATTTGAAAAAGTGTTGACAAACGTTTTAGGGCGTGCTATAATAAAGGTACAGAAAACGAAAGGGGCAAGAAAAATGAAAATGAAACTTAAAGAAATCAGAGCATACAGCAAAATGAACGGCGTAACAAATATAAACAATTGGTATAGTAAAGATGTGTACAATTTAATCAAAAACCACGAAATAGAAATTATAGGAAAATCATTCGGTGTATACGGAATAAATGGTGTTCTTGCACGTGATGAAAACAATCAACTGTATACGCTGACAGTTAGAAACAGCAACTTGTTTATTTTGTGCTGAGGGGGATATAATCATGAAATGGTACAATGTAGAATTAAACTTAAATGGAGCTGAATATTTTCATCAAGAGTTGATGGAACGCAATATTAAACACGAAATGAGTGCAGCTTATAATCTAATTCATTTCGAAATACT